TGCCAGCGGCATCGCCTGCACCGGTGAAGGAGGCGTTAGGCAGCACGACAGTTTCGTCAGTGACAGCCGCGCCCAGAATTGCGCCCAACGGGCTAGCATTGGTCGGGTTAGCGTTACGCACGTAGACCGGCGCGCCTTTAACCAGATTCACTGCGGTACTACCGATGTTCACGGTCATGTAGCCGCGCTTCATCACGTCGCCGGTGAAGTTCTTGCCGGTGCCAACCTGACGTACCATGTCTGGTGTCGAAGTGGTCGGGTATGGGCGAACGTACAGACCGGTAATCACGGTAGCGGCATCAGACGCTGCCAGCGGGATGAACTTGCCATCGGCACTGTCTTTGCCAGCCAGGCCATAAGCAGCGAAAGCGTTAGATGAGTCGATGATCACCGGCTCGGTGGTCAGGTCTTGCGGGCGTGAAATAGCCCCGGCGATGCCTACTGGCATCCGGTACAAATATGCAACCATGTGTTTATCCCTTATTTTTTCCAGTGAGCGGCGAAGGCTTTGTTGAGAGCAGCCGGTGAGTTTTTGTTGGATGAGTCGTAGAAAGCGGCGCGAGAGGTGGTGACCGGCACAGCGTTGCGCGACTTGGCGATTTCACTCGCAGACACGAACACGGCATCCAGTGTCGCTTTTGGCATCTTGCTAAAGTCAGGTGTTGCACCAACCAGCGGAGCAAGCAGAGCCTGACCTTCTGGCGTTCTGAATGCTGCGTCCATGGTGGCGCGCTTGAAGGCCGCCAGTTTGCCGCCTTCAGGCAGCTTAACGCCTGGCATAATCAGCTCAGCGCGAGCAACGACACCCTGATGGTAAGCAGCATCGGTGGTGGCTTTTTTCTTCTCGTCCTCTTCATCCGGATCGGAGTCAGTGGTAGAGGTCGACGCCGGGTTAATCAGCTGCTGCACCAGAACCGCCAGCGCATCAACTTTCTTCTCCAGCTCGCCAATACTCATGGCACCACCGCCTTCACCACCTTCTTCATCGGTAGTCAGGCCGCCAAGCTCACGCTCTGGTGGCAATGGCTGTGCTGGGTTGATGGTGATGTTTACTGCCCGCGCCAAATCAAGGCTTGGCTCGACCAGTTCTGATGGCGCATTGTCCACCAAATCAGCCAGGCTATCGGCATCCTTGGTTTTAATGGCCCGCTTCAGCTGGCTAAACCAGCCCTGATTTTTGGTAGTCATGAATGTGCTATCTCCAATTGAACAGCGAATGCCTGCGCGACCGTTGGGTACGCTCGCACAGTGGTTACCGATAATCGTGTGTTGCCGGGCTTTTCCGGGGGCTTGCTGCTCATACTCAGCGTCATAGCCCATTGATATCTGGTCCTGACCATCCATCACCTTCTGAATGCCTTCAGCAGTTTTGATGTGGATGTCTCCCAGCATTAAATCTGACTGGTCACCAGTGCCGCGCCGGACGTTCTGAATATGGCCATGAGCGTGGTCCCTCCAGTTGCCGGGGTTAACCATGTCTTTGGGGTGGCCCAGCGTGAATGCCATACCTTCGAATGAGGCCAGCGTTTCAGGCCGGAACACTTCGTCAACATCGCGGGTTACGACAATCTCACCATCCTCATCACCAACGATGCCGGGCAGTTCGCTTTCGTCGTATACCTGAGCGCCGATGCGCGCGATCGGGACGTCTTTGCACAGAAGTGAGCCATCGGCCATCTCAAAGCGAGTGTTGCCGAGGCGGGTGGTGTAGAAATATTGCATTGCGTCACCTGTTTATCAGGCAAAAAAAAGGCCGCTTAAGCGACCTGTGTGTTTGAGGAAATTCAGCTTCCTGAATTTATTTTTTCTGAAAATTCCAACGCGCGTCTGGCGCTTTCTACTGCCTCTCTGGCATCACGAGCTCTGCGAGAATCTTTATCTGGATTATTGCCTCTTCCGCCCCAATCTGGCTCATTTACTCGTGCTAATCTGGCCTCAGCATCGTTGAGGTTCTGTCTGGCGAGCTCTACATTCCCCACCCTATCTAACCATTCTTCATAAGATCTGAGCGCTGCGGCAGGATCATTCAAGAATAACTCGATATCAGCTTTTTTCGCGTTACCGGATGGAATGTTGAAGTCCTTCCAATGCGATGCTCCTTGTGGGCGAAACTTCCAGTAAATCACCCACGAACCAAAATAATGGCGCTCATGAGTATATTCGAATCCATTCTTCACATTCATCTTTGCCATAAAAATCACTCCCTTATAAACCAAGAATTAGGGAATGATAACTTATGTTGGCTCAGGAACAACTACCTCACAATAGCAGCGGCAGTTAGGAAACTGGCCTGCATGCCCCGTCATCCCATCCAGCGTCGGCGGGGTATCCCAGTCAACATACTGGCCGTTCATCTTTGCGTGAGAGTGGCGCACGTCGCTATCCTCTGATGTTCGCCAGATGTAGCCACGCGAGCCGATAGCGGTTGAGCGGGCCTGCGTAATTGCGGTAGATGCGCGGCCAACCTCCGTCCGGGCGATGGTGCGTGCCCGAGACTCAGTTACTTCACCGGTGCGCATGATTTCATCCGTCAGCGTGCTGGAGCGCCTGCCGGTTACCACAGCCTCAATCGCCTGATTGTGAATGTCGTAGACCCGGTCGGCGGCTTCCAGCGGGAGGGACTTAAACAGCTTCACCTGCTCCTGAATGATGCTGCGGGTGACCATCCCCTGGCTGCCTGCCATAAGGTCACGCAGGCCTACAGAGATTTGATAGGAGCGCTCGCGCCACATCGCATCGTCTGCAATCTCCAGCGTGCTGATTAGGCGATTTGATACAGCTTCAGCCCACGGCTCAATCAGGTCGGCGTAACTATCCAGCCTGTCCATGATGTTCGTTACGCTGTCATTTGAACCATCGTAAGAACCCTCGACTATCGCTCCGACTGTCTGCGCTATCTTTCGTAGCTGTGTTCCCAGTTGCCTCCCGGCGCGCTTCAGGTTCGGTGGCTTCGAAGTTATCGAGGTCTTTCTCGCTCGGCGGCGGGAGGTCACTGGCATTATCGATATCCTCTTCGCTGATGGTTGAGCCGATGCCGGTCACGCGTGCCGTTTCCTGCAGATGCATGGCACCGGCTTTCTCGGTCATCAGCCCAGCGTCAACAGCCTGAACGGTTGCGGCCACAACCTTCGCTGCAGTGTCGGCTCGCTCACTGTCAGGCGTCTGCCACAGCTCGTTAAACTCGAAAGTGAAGTCATCAGGCAGTGGTGATGAAAACAGGCTCATGTGCAGAACCTGAAACAGCTTGCGGATAGGCCTGCGTAACTTGCGCTCCTGCTGGGTAGACACGTTGTCGTAATAGTTAGCCAGGTCTGTGTCACCGGTAGAGAACCCGGCAGGAGACTGCCCAAACAGGCGCACCAGAGGGATGCCAAACGCACCTGAAACCTGTTGACCAAACTGCGCCAGCACATCGCTGAGACCGGCATACGAATAGGTGTGAGCCTCAAACTTGTCGGCAGCATCCATAATCGTCATGCCTTCGTTACTCTGATATTCGCGGATCATGTCCATATGGGACATCAGACCTTTGAACATCGGGCTGTCTTTGCCCATCGCCAGAAGCTTACGCAGGCCATCAATGCTGTAGGTGCGCAGGTGAGCCTTGTAGACCAGTTGAGCAACGCCAGTGGTCGTGGAGTCGAAAGCCAGAAGGCGATCGAAGCAGCGTTCGATAACAGACATGCCCCAGTCGTTTTCGGTTAGTCGCTGCTGGTACGGAAGCGGAATCCCATCAAAGCGAATCAGTCGGGAGTGGTGAATGCGCCACGGCGGGATGCCGGTAGCAGATGTCACAACCTTGTAGAACTCCGGCATGCCGAAGTCTGGCCCGAGCTCACTCACACGGCGCTCCGTCATAGCATTGAGCATCCAGCGGTCCATCACCATCACGCCCTTAAAGGAGTCTTTGGCAATGGTCTCAATCCTTAGTGGCGTTGAGTAGTTCTGCCCGTCAATGAGGATGACGCCCACAGCGCCACCGTAGAGCCGCGCCCACTTCAGCGTGTCGTTGATTGCCTCCCACAGCCCCATCTCATCCCATGCGTGGTCGAGTTGCTTCTTGCGGCCATCTTCAAGCTTAGAGGTGATGGTCACGCCCTTGCGGGTCATGTCATCAGGGATAGCATCAACGCCAGCGCCCACCAGCCATGATGTGCGGTAGGCCTGCTCAATCAACAGGCGGTTGCGCGAGGTCCAGTTGTTGCGGTATGTGCCAGCGCCAGACTGATTCGACTCGTTGACGCCCATGCGGGCAATGAAGTTTTCATAGCTGTCACGCGTTGGTACAGGCTGCGACATGCTTTCTGTTTCGGACATATTCAGCCTTTCCCAAGTTGCGCCCAGATATCGAGCGTGGTTTCCATAGGTGCATAACTGATCATCACCGAGTCAGCCAGGTTAGGTGACCTGGTGCCATCCGGCTGCTTGTCCACGACGATTTTCCCCACTCCGTTGATTGAGTAGGTCGGCTGGGATAGTTCGATAATCAGTTTGTCTTTATTGGTGATGCCGCTGCTGAGCGAGATAATTTCATCAGGATTGAATTCCATCCCGTTAACAGCGCGGAAAGTGTTTCTGAATAACTTGCGGAGGTGCCACCAACTCTGTGCTTTGGCGTTGGCAAAGAAGTCCTTGTTTAGTCGTGATGGCTGCCCGTTGTCACCTTTGACGGCTTCGCCTTCAGGCTCAAATACTGAGCCACTCCCACGGAAAGGAGTTGCGAGGATATATGGTCTTCCTTCTGGCTGGCGCAGTTCGTTGATGGCTTTTGCATCCCCACGCACACCAGCACCAAGGCCATCTTCATCAAACCGGAACTCTTCGAGGTTGTTGTGATCGCACAGGCCGAAGACCTTCACTACTGAGCTGTAGATGTCACTGCCAACGCCAGACCACTCATCAACCTCTTCAAGCAGAAATCCGTAGCGGCGTGCAAAGGCGTTTTTATCTCTGCCTTCGTCTGCGACATCCATCGCCCCCAGGCGCTTGCCGGTGGGTGATATACCCAGCTTAATGTGAGCATCCACGGCAGCCTGTACCCACTCGTTAGGGATGAGCACGCCTTCAGCTGATGCGGAGTAGTTGAGGTCCAACTCCTGAGCCACAACAACCGGGTTGTCGATTTTCGCGCACTCTTTCTGATACCAGGCATCATCTTTGCGCGGGTCGCTTCGCCAGTGAAATGTGAACACTGGGATTCGTCCGCCGTGCCGTTTCTGCGCAAATGGGTTAGACATCCCGTTTACGGATGACAGGTCAATACGGCAGCGAGTAGTTTGAGATAGTGCGGCATCAATGAGCAGAGGTCGTTGCAGGAACGCCGCCTCATCCACGAAATAGAGAGTGGTACGGTCACCACGGCCAATATTGTCGCCTGCCTCACCCTTCAGCACAGCGCCTGTATCGGGGAACTCAACGCGCATATAGGGGGCGTGTTTCTTCTCGTTCCAGTTTCCACGGAACTCAACCGGCAGAGTTTCGACAAACTTACGCGCCTTCCAGAACAGAGCCTTTGGGTCGCCGGTGCTGTCTACGTACTCTTCTTTACGGGAGCCGAAGCCAATCACCATTTCTTTATTGAACAGGCAGAGAGAGCATGCGAGGCCAATTGATGTCCAACTAAGGCCCATCTCACGACTCTTTTCTGTAATACCGTTTTCCATGCCACGGCGGCGATCCATTATCCAGTCAATCCACTCCTCCTGCTTTGGGAAGAGTAGAAATGGAATTGTCACAGGTAAGCCGTAATCGAGGTTTCGCGGGTCTGTTGTCATCCCCCAGTCAATGATGAACTGAGCTGGATTATCGCGATAGAACGCTTTAAGTGCAGGTAACATTTCAGGATGAGCGCGGATGCGCTGAAGCCTCTCCATTCTCCACTCAAAAACCTGAGCGTAGTCCGGTTTCTTGAAGTCAAACGGGAATGGAATTGGCATACAAACCTATCTTGACCAAAAAAAGAAATAATCGCATATTGCATCTGCGCACTTTGCGCTCAATTCAATAAGGAAATTTTATGTCACAGCAATGGCAAACTGGTGATGTAGTGCGTTTGAAATCAGGCGGACCTAACATGACGATAAAAGGATACAACATGTATAAAGGCGGCTGGATCTGCCAATGGTTTGTTGGAACCGATTTAAAAGATGGAGCTTTCGAAGCTGGGCAACTAGTAATAGTTTCTGAGGATGAAGACTAAAAATAAGGGCCTGCGTGGCCCTCTATCCCATCATCTTTTTGTAGTGTTCAGCTGCTTCCTGCGGAGTCATGCTGGTGACATCTACTTTTAGCGGCGCACCATCAGCACCAGTGATTTCGGTAGCTGTTTGCTGCTTGAAAGCCTGAACCGTGATGTGATCGCCAATCAACTTGAGAGAAGCTACAGCGCCTTTGGCATCAAAGCCGTAAACCGTCCGGCCCTGCTCGTCAGTAATCTCTTCGCCACGACGATCTGTGAGCGGCTCGACTTCCTGCATGCAGCGTTCATGAAGTTTGACCGCCTGCCTTAGCACGTAGTCAGCGTCAATATTGGTGCGCTTGAGTCGATCGTGATTCAATTCTGCGATACGCTGCAAAATGTCGTCATTTGTCATCAGGCGGTGCGCTTGGTTACGCGATGAACCTTCGCTGTACCCCGCCCGAATTGCCGCTTGCGTGGCGTTCAAATCGATGAGGTACTCGCGACAGAACATCTCTTGTTTGTCGGTGAGTGCCATAGTTTTCTCTCAAGGAGTCATCAATGAATATTGATATTGTTATGGAAATTATTGGCGAGGTTTACGATGCAGAGCGAATTATTGGAATAGCTCAAACAGATAACAACTTAGCCTCAGTGTTAGCTTCTCATCTCACCTTAGAAAGGTTTCTTGAGGCATGGATATGTGGGTCTGTCCAGAATCCAAAGCTTTTTTCTAAGCCTACTGATACAAAAAAGGAAGTTCAGTTCGGCATGGCTTTTGGGGCTAAAGCTAAGCTCTGCCAAAAACTTGGGATGCCTATCGATGCTTTTAGAGCCATAGACAAGCTCAACGACATCAGAAATGATTATGCTCATAAGTATGACCACTCAGGACCTGATGCCAACCAAATTAATGCGATCGCCAGTTTATGCAAAAAGTTTGAACCAGAGTCATCTCTATCAATATTGGACAAAGAATATAAGCTATGGGTGCTACTCGACTCAGGGGAAGAAAGAACTTATGCCTTCCATAGTAAAAGCACGCCGATCGGGATCAAATATATGGCATTGGTATTTCATGTCATTAAGAACTGCCTTGCTTATATGGTAAGTAACTTGCCAATTACCCGCAGCAAGAATGCGCAGAATACTGTCAAAATGACGCCCATTTCATATAGCTACAGTTCAAAGTCCGTTTCTGATCCTTCTAAATAGTCACTTAATACACTGCTCACTGATGTACTGCTGCAACCCTGCTATTTGCTTTCCGGCGACTTCGATTCGCTCTCTGAGGGTGAAA